TATGTGTTTTTAAGTTTAGCATCAAGTTCATATAAAATGCAATTAAGATCTAAAGCGGATTGTTCTGTTACATCTGAATAAAAGAAAATTGTATTTTCAACTACTCTTATATTACTACTTAACTGACTACCGGATCCGCCTGTGTTAATAAAGATTTGTTGAGTCTTACTATCGGTATCATCTTCACCTGCTCCGTTTACCTCGTTTAGATTATATTTCCATTTCATAAAGTTATGCTTTTGTTTTTTCTTTATTGTAATCTTCATGTGAGCCAATCCAATTCAATGTATAAGTATTGTTTTCATTTCTCGCACCTAACCCTCGTAAAGATTTAATAGCAAAAGAATATGCTCCGTAAATTGTTTCAGCGTTTAGGAGTTGTGCATTAAAGGTAGTAGCGGAAGAAAAAATTCTCTTAATAAAATGATTTTTAGATATCTGCTTAAAAGCTTTTTTTGATATAGTTAGCTGTTGAATAGGTATAGCAGGACCATAACCTTCTTCAAGTAATTCTAAGGTTTCTATTCTTTCAAAAAGATGATTAATACTTACCACATTCTTATTTATGCTCTACGCTTCACACGACACGCAATTCAAAATACTTCTTGCAAGTTCTTGTGCTGGGTTAGCAGAACGTTGATAATACAAGGATTTGACTCCTTCTCGCCATGCAAAAATAATTAACTCACTTACCTCTTTAGGTTTTGCTGTAGGGGGAATCATAAGATTAATTGATTGTCCTTGATCAATAAACTTCTGTCTTTGTGCAGCTTGGATAACAATTTCCTTCTGAGAAATCTCACCGAAAGTCTTGAATACATCCTTTTCATCCTGAGTTAAGAAATCTAAGTGTTGAACTGATCCACCGTGAGATAATACATCTTTCCATACTTCAAGTGTATCTTTATCCTTAGTTTTTAGATATCTAGCTAGGTAAGGATTCTTAAACGTAAATTTACCCTTAGCTAAATCCTTAACAAAGTAATTACTATTAAGAGGTTCAATACTAGGACTTACTTGACCTAAGATAAACGAGCTAGAAGTTGTAGGTGCGATAGCAATCGTAGTAGTATTACGACGACCATATCCTTCAAGAATAGGAGGCTCTCCGAATAGAGCTGCCAGTTCTTCTGAAGCCTTATCGCACTTCTTACGTAGTGTGCTGAATACTTCATTGTTAAGTATTTTGGCAGACATAGATTCAAAAGCAATTAGTTGTGATTGTAAATATGAATGCCATCCAAGAACACCAACACCAACAGCGCGTTGATTAATAGCGAATTTGCGAGGAGCTTCCATAAACGGTACTCCTTCTGTTTTAATAATAAACTCTGTCATTACAGCGTCTAAAAAGTATACAAGCGTTTCAATTGCATCTGTATCTTTAAGATCATCCCAACGCTCTAGATTGATAGATGAAAGATCACAAACAAAAGATTCATCATCCTGATTAGATAGAAAGATCTCAGTACAAAGATTAGAATGATTAATCTTTAAGCCTTTATCTTTATAAACTTGTGGAGCTTGATTATTAGCTGTATCTGTAAAAAAGATATACGGGTAACCAGATTCGAAGCGTTTTTTGATAACTTGACCCCAAATTCTACGCTTTTCTTTATCTCCAGCTGTCATGGAATCCATCCATTCATCTGTAATAGTAACACCAATCGAAAGGTCTTGAATATCATTACCTTCACCTCTAATACCTAAAAATTCTTCAATATCACCATGATCAATAGGAAGGTAAGCAGCAAATGAACCACGACGTACATTACCTTGAGATACATAATTAACAAGAGAATCAAACACAGTAAGCTGATGATGAACGCCTGTTGCTGTACCACCGGAGTTAATAACAGACCCACGAGGTCTAATTGCGCCAAAGTATCCCGAAGTACCTCCTCCAATTTTTGACATTGCACCAATCTCACCAATTTTAGTAAGAATCTTATTCATATCATCTGGCACATAACTACCGAAGCATGAAATAGGTGCACCTCTCTCTCTACCAAAGTTACTCCAGATAGGAGTAGAAAGGGAATAGAATCCTTTATGCATATAGGATTCAAACTTATCAGCAAAGCCTTCTATACCCAAATATCTTTCAGCTGCATCAGCAATATCTCTAATGCGCTGCTCTGGAGTCTCATCTTTGGTGAGGTAGTCTCTCTCTAGAAATTTTCTAGAGTCCTTGTTTAGCCAGTATATATCTTTACTCATATAAATTAAAATAAATCGTCTTCACTAAATGATTGACTCTTCTTGGAATACTCTACAGGGCGCGAGTGGAAGAAGTCAGTCATATTATTGCCAAGAAGTTCTTCTTCGAACCACATTGTAGACTCTAAAATAGTAGAATCTACTTCAAAAGGCTTAGGAAGACCAATTTGAACAAGAGAATCATTAATACGATTCTTAATAAACTCCTTTAAAATAGGAGCAGACAATCCAGGTTCATCTATACCATTTATCATCCAATCGATAATCTTACTTTCCGATTTAAACGCTTCATGTGCAGCAGTTACAATACGCTCTGTCAGCTCTTCGTCAAACAATTCAGGATGCTCTTCACGAATTGTATTAATAATTTGAATACCCACAAGAGCGTGAATGTTCTCTTCATTACGAGTATATTTAACTTGTTGATCAGTATCCTTGAGAACATTCTTAAAACGAGCGAAATGATTAATAACGTAGAACTGAGAGAATAGAGAAACGTTTTCTACAAACAAAGTAAACAATGTTAAAGCATATAGATACTGCTTCTTCGAGTCCTTATAGAATCTATGGGTATACTTACGGAGATACTTGACTCTCCCCTGTATCCATTCTAGCTTAAGGTTCTCTTCAAAAATATCTTCAAGTTCGAGAACCTTAAGCAAACGTTCGTACGCGTTGTTATGAATTACTTCAGTATTAGACATAACGATACCGAGATCGTAGAGAGCTGGATGTGGTAGGTTTTCACCTAACTTAGCCCAAAACGTTTTAACAGCAACTTCAATCTGACCAATAGCAGAAAGCGTACGTACTACGATTTCTCTTTCTTGACTTGTTAATTCAACCTTAAACTGTTGAACATCTGATTTAAAGTTAAACTCTTTATCTGTCCAAAAACCGTTATGCATTGCTTCAATGAACTGATCAGTCCATGGATACAAGTTTGGTTTACGACTAATCTGCTCTTCAAAGATGCTACCAATACTCATATTTTTATACATTAACCGTTTTTTTAAGGCTAAAGGTAGGGATGCTATAAATTTTAAGTAATAGAGTATCATTACTGACTCTTACACCTACAGTTAATTCATTTTCTGTACAAACAGGTGGTGAAGTGATTGTACCGCCTACATCTATAACACGATATAACTGTCCTGTTTCTGCTGTAAACACCTTAACAGTACTACTACTGCCCTGTTGCGCGATAAATCTTTTTTTATTCATAATTCTTAATATTATTTATAAATGCAACTACTTCTGGATCTGACTTATTAGTGGAAAAGTTAGCTGTATGTTTTTTTGAGATTGACTTTGAACGTAATTCATAGTAAATCATTATGTCTATAACTTGTTGCGAATCAACAGCAGGTAGGTTCTCAGAATCTATACATAATATATTTCTAATTTCTTGAGCTGTATAACCTCTTTCTATTAAAGTCTTTACCTTTTTGGTTACAAAATACTTTAAAAACTTTTCTGCATCACCATATTCTTGTGATCGTTTATCAAAGTATGTTGGATTAAAGGTAAAACTACTACCGGATATAGGACAGTGGACTACTCTAGACATAATTTTATTATAAGATCATAATTACTATAAAACTACTAGTAATTTAATTATCTTCCCATGGAAATACTAACCAGATTTCCTCTGGTACAGAGAAGCCATAATAATCAAGCATGTGTGATGATTTATCTTTTGTAAAAAGAGAGGCATACTCAAACGCATGTAAAGAATTACTTTCATATAACTGTTTAAAAATACGAAACGTGTTACCTGAATCGCAAATATCATCTACAACGAGGTATTTTGATTTACTTTTTTGTATTTCTGGCTGCTGATAAATAACAAACTTATCATCTTGTATTTGATTATTATATGTACTGACACCGAACGCCAATACTTTTTTATTAAGTTTATAACCTAGCATTGTCGCAGGAATCAAACCTCCGCGGCCAATACCAATAATGAAGTCGTAGTCATGCTTTACACGCTGTGCAAGTTGATCCACCATAAAGGATATATTTTCATAACTAACAGCCTTCTTTTGCATATGATTATTATATAGAAAAAACTCGAGTATCAACTAAATATACACAATGAAGAACAGTTTTAAGGAACTCCAAACTATATACGAAGAATATAGAGGAGACGTTTCGGATTGGTCGAAGCAGACGTACGGTATGAAGGATCTAAATACTGCGTCAATGAGCCAAACATATCCAAAGGGTGGGTTACCTGGTGCGCAACCAGGACAGGGCACTTCTATGTTAACTACACCTGTTAGCGATGATGAGGAAGAGCAGACTGGCGATACAACACTTATATCAAAACAGCTCGTTATCAAAATGATAAACGAGCTGTTTAAAGATGCGACAGATAGAGGCATGAGCTACGCTCAAGAACATCTATTTAGCCTATTAAGAGATGTTAAAAATATAAAAGGTATACCTTTATAGTAGGTATTTACTTACGTGTAAATTGTACTAGATTATCGTGATTTTCTTTCTTAGTAGACTCTTTTCCGTTTCTAATAATTACATCAAGTATATAATCAGCATACCAACACATAGCGGCACCGTATGTAGCAAATATAGCAGGATTATAGTTACCGATTAAACCTACTACAACTCCTGACCAAAAACCTAAGCAAAGAGAACAAGAAAACAGCTCTTTAAAATATTTGTATTTTGTTAATTTGTCTCTAAAATAAGCTAGTATAGAGCCGTACTTTAAAATAAAGCTTAAACCTATACACGATACTGTATACAAGAATAAATTATCCATAAATTATTTGCTCTGTTAACTGTGGTTTGTCTAGTTCTTTAACTGCATCAGCTACTAAATTAAGTTCTGATTTTTTAACTCTTATTTTATTACCGTAGTCATCAAGAACCTCATAGGTATCTTCATCAATTTTCGTAATAACTGGGCAGCAGTTACTTTTACCGCATAACTGTATTTCTTTTTCCGATAAACGCTTTAACATATAAATTATTTACAGTTTATATACTGATTGTCAACTATATTATTAATTGTTTTTTTAAGACCTTCTTCAAATGAATTAGTAAATGTATAGCCTGTACTTAGTAGTTTATTAATTTTACTACATGAATGTAATACTTCGCCATGCTTTGCATCTGTATGTGTGATTCTCGAATTAGAATTTGTAAACGTAATAATACTATTAGCTAACTCGTTAATAGATATACTGTTACCGTATCCTATAGACTACACACAAGATTTAATCAACTTAGATTCTTCATTTCTTCTTGTTAGCAACCCATCAAGCCCCTTACCAACCCAGAGACGCTTCATATCAATGACTTGTTGTGAAATATAATTATATATGTCGGTGTGTTTATTAATAATAGCATTTTTTATGTTTAGCATTTCTACGCGGGATGAGCCACTTGTACTACCACCTCTATTGAATACTAAACTAACAAGTGCACCAAATGCATCAGGATGTAATTTTTCTGACCCTGGAAAAGCTTTTTTTGTTTCGTTAATAAATCTTGGTAAAGTGTTTTTCTTAAAAACTATTTCCGCAGCATCCCAAAAAACTTCGATATCTTTAACACTTGAGATAGCAGCTTTCGCATTCACTGATTTCTTACCAATATGCTGAAGTAAACGGTTAAAAGATTTAATATTAAGAATACCCTGCCAGTCTTCTGCAAATTGAAGTGCTGTATTATAACCTAAATCATACCCTATACCAATTGTTACTCCACTAGCGCCTCCAGGGTAGCATGGGTGTTTTAGTGCTTTATTATAATATGCTGCGCCACCACCTACCTCATAATCAAGTATAAGCTTATAAGCTTTATCTGATAATTGTGTTGAAGTATCCGTAGCCTGCGGAATAACAGGAATAACAACAGTATTGTCTGGTGAGAGTTTTGTCTTTATTGCTTCCCAAGTAACAGGTCCATCAACACCATCAGGTAAAAGAGCTAATGACTTTTGCACTGATTTAACATATTCTTCTTTTCCTTTGAATTCCATAACATGAATATTTACTCACTATAGATATAAATAATCTATATGGAAACAATATTACAATTAGTACAAGGTCAACCATGGTATAATATACTTACCGCAGCAGTTGCACTTGCATCTGCTATCGCTGCAATTACTCCTACACCTAAAGCAGGTACAATCCTAGCAAAGGTTTATGGTATTATCGATCTGTTAGCTCTTAACATTGGTAAGGCTAAGCAAAAAGGTAAATAATACATGGATATTATTGGTTTAATAAAAAACGCCTTGTTAGCTTTAACTGCATACTTAGAGTTAAAGAATAAGGCGTTTTTTTATGATATATGTGAAAAATCTAGAAATAAACAGAAAGAACTAATCAATGAAATTGAAAAATTACGTAATTCTAAGTCAAGTAATGATCATGATCATGCTGACATCTTGCTTGTCGATCTCCAAGAAGAACGACTCTACTCTAAGACTTTATCAGCCACCTACTCTATTTCTGGAAAAGGGTAAGACAATACACACTTTAGAGGGCGAGTATACTCCTCAAATTAATGAGACATGGCACTCTCAAGACCGTTATCAAAAGCTCGAGAAGCAAATCTTATACCCCGGTTACTAAACTTTCCCAACTTATAGGGCATATCTTCTTCACAATTTCATCTATCTGAATAGCGATATCACGCGTTTCTTTCTGTGTGTCTTTTTTGAGTCTTAACTTACATACACGTGCAAAAGCAATTAAAGAACCAGTCCAGTACCACTCTGTATACATACTTTGAGGTAGAACCATACGAGCCTGCTCAGGACATACACCAGCTTCAAGCATCTCTGTATATAGGTTATATGCTTGTGTGGCAATAGTGTTAGCACGTTTTGTAACACTTTCAGTAATCGTTACAGTATTACCTTGCATGTCACCTATATAAGGATGAGTATAACTAATCTCCTTTACAAATTGATCTTCATATGATCCTTGCTTTTTATCCTCATTCCGCTTACGCCAATTTTCAGGATAATAAAACTCAGGAGGACTATCTACATAACGTCTACTAATTTCATTCCACACTAAACCAACTTGATGCTTACCAAGTTGACGAGCTACAAATATAGGTGCCTTAATATGAAAAGATAATGAGGCGTGTCCAAAGGGTGTCCAGTGATTCTCTCTGGCAAGAAACTTAATAATACGCTTATCAGCTTCTTTAAGAGTTTTAGATTTAACACCAAGAGAGTTAACATCGTCAGGATCAACAGTATAATCCCAATCTGAGATCTTATCAAATGATACTCTTGCAGCGTTAACCACAGAGAGATCAGATCCCATACTATCTACTAGTTTAACTTCCATATCACCTACCTTGGCCGCGATACTTCTTCTTGTAGTTCTTAGATTGCTTTAAATGTGATGTCTTCGACTTGGCATGAATACCCTTACGTTTAATCTTCGGTGAAGCAGATGCTTTGTGTTTCATAATATTATTATAATATAATGTTATATATTATCAATAGAATAAATATAAAATATATGACGGAGCAGTTTGACGAAGGAGTACGAGATATAATGCGATCTGTTAGTTTAGCAGCAATAATAGGTTCAGCAGCCGTATTTGGTGTTAAAGCTATTAATAAAGCTTTAGAGCAAAGCATGGCTCCTCCGCAAGAAAAAATACAAGCATTACAACAAGCTGCAGCTGAAACAACAAACCCTACTGCAAAGCAAGCTATTAAACAAGCAGCTATACTCGTCAAGCCTAATAGAGAGTTAACGCAGCAAAGATTAATGCACACACAATCCAGTGATGAAGTGATCTTAAGTAAAGCAAAACCATATATTATGCAACATGAGATTTACGGTACAAATATATATAGTAAAGCAAATGCTAAATTTTTAACTGCATACTCTGATGACGCCAAAGCACGTAATGCTACAATCGGTATAGGTCATAAAGTGTTACCTGGAGAACCTACTACAATTACACCTAAGCAAGCTCTCAAAATGTTTGACAAAGATTTACTTTTGAAGTATAATGATATTAAACGGATGTTTAAGGCTATTTGGCCTAAGCTTACTGATGATCAGAAGATTGCTTTACTTGACGCACACTTTAGAGGTGAGATAAAACTTAAGTATAAATGGCCAGCTTACATGAATAAGGGATTATTTAAAAAAGCAGCGGCAGAATATTTAAATTCAGCCGAATTAAAAGAAAGAGAAGCAGCAGGACGCGGCGGTAGTGTAGCAGTACGTAATAAACGAAATTCATTAATTTTTGCTGGCAAATCAAAAATATCTGATTTTCTCGATGGTAAAGCTTAAAGTGTAGATTAAATTATACGTATGGAAGAACGTATTTATATCACAGAAGAATTTAAGCAAGAGCTAGCTAATTTAGGATGTGAAGCAGTTGATTATATTACTACATATAGAGTAGAAGGTAACAAAGTCTTTTTTACAGCAAACAAGTGTAAGCTTCACGTAACGAAAGCTGAACTCGAAGCAGCTACACTTGCTAGTTAAAAAATCTCGTATGCTCTTTCTGTCTGCACTTTATACTTTTGTGATAGTGCAGACATAAATTTTTGTTGTGATGGTGAATTACTATCAGTAACATAATAATACGTCGGTCCGTTTAGTACAACATGCATAAACCCTGCATTTTTAAGTACATCATAAAGAGCACCATAACCTTTTTTAAGAGTATTATCAAGATCAGTTTTTTCACTATCTGTTAACTCTCCCAACTCTTCTTTAACATCGTAAGCTGCTAATATCATTTCCTTAGCTGCTTGAAGATGTCCACCAGATGCAAATCCAGCAACCACTATATAGTTACCAGACTTATCCGTCCAAAAACCATAAGGAGGAGAAGGAGGTAAACCTTCTGTTGGGTTATCTGTGCTAAACCTAGTTAAACCTATAGCAGCAACTCGTACACCTGTAAATATACTTTCACTTAAAAGTATATATTGTTTAAATGATATCATATGTACTATTTATATTTGATCTTTATAATACTTCATAACGTGTGGAAAATTAGTCTCAAGAAAACTAATAACATCCTCACCACCATAAACAAAACGAAGAGAACCATAGTCATCGCCTTCGATATGATCAATCTCATTACACCAAATATCTATATTAAAAGCAGGGTGTGTCTCTGGTATGCACGCATACATGTTTACTGAATTGTCAGTTACACATTTTTTAGTTATAGTGGGGTAAATTTCTATATCAGATATATCCGGTAAAAAGTAACCCCAGTGATCTTGATAATCCATCTTAAAGTGTAGTGATTTATATCTCATTCGTATGTGTTTCTATTAACAAATTCAGGTAGATAGCGATGCAATATAGTACGACTCTCATCATCACGTTTTGTATTCATGAACATAGCCAAAGCCATATCATTACGACCTGCTTTGTATATTACATCAAAGTTAAAGCTGGGATGAGACTCAGGTAAGACATAGTAGTATGTTGTCGCTTGACCGTAATCGGCATCAACATCACTACCAGCATCTACACGTTGATAGAGATACTTACCTACCTTAATATATTCGTAATGTCCCTTAAAGCGACCGGTAGATTCAAGCTCCCATTCTTCTACTCTATCCTTCTGAAGTATGCCACCATCACCGATATCAACATCAGCTATCCACAGTGTATCGATCTCTTCTAAATTGACAGCGCCTGATATTTGGAATTTCTTATACCTCATCTTATCTTATTTATACAATCCGCCCGAAGGGCCACATGCCGCTCGTGGTCCTAGATAACATCTTATCGTTCCATGCTTAATACACGACTATCTATAAACTGCTCCACGAGTATGTTTGTGTATATTTTTTCATCCGAGTTAAAAACCATATCCGCATCATTACACACCCCATAAGCATGATCAAAGTTAAACATAGGGTCAGATTCCTCTACAATTTTAACAAAGAAATTTGAAGGGTAGTCAGTGGTAGTAGATCTATAGATATCAGTATTACCCACCTTATTGTAATCTCTGAAATCGTCAGAGTATACAGAGCCGGGATGTTCTGAAATAATAGATGATTCTGACTCTATTTCAAAGTGATGAATACGAGATCCAATCATTGCATAGTTCATAGGTAAATAAAAATAGATTACTTTATATCTCATCAGCTTTACCTCCATATGCTAGGTAAACTTGAGGAAACTCTCGCTTAATCATATTCGTTAACATTTCAGAATAATCTTCTCTATAAAATATGTTATTATCTTCCCCCCGTAGTTCCATTACAGGGGTGTGTAGTAGGTCTAAATTAAACATCTTATGATCCTCTGCCATGCACAAAATATGTGATTTTAGCAATATTAGCTGCTCCGAGCGTATTTCAACAAGCTCAGGCGCAATATCTATATTGCTTAATATGACAGTTCTTTTGTAATCATTACTATGATGTGCACTTTCTGTAGTACAGTCAGCTTCTATTGGGAATATCTTATATCTCATTTATTAGTTGGTGTTCTTGGTGTAATGGATTTTATATATCTATAAAATGCGGTACCTACTTGTTTAGTAAGCATTAAAAATCCGATTCTAGCTGTTGTTGTCGGTATTGTGTGTATTGCGGATTTCATTATATCTAAATTGAAGTATAGGTATGTTTCGGGTATAATATAAAGTCCAAGTCCTTCACGTTGAAGTATTCCATTCTCTAAGTCAATAACACTATTCATGCGCATGCGCTGAACATCAGCGTGTGTGTAGATCTTTGCAGGGTCTAGTGTTCTTAGTGTGTTATCTCGATTATCAATAGTATATACTTTGTATCTCATTCCTTTATAATATTTAGACAATATAAGTTAGTTTAGCTGTACCATCTGAATGAATTTGAATGAATGAGCACATCTCATCACAAAAGGAGCCAGAGTTAATATAACAGCACTTATAAGTTACATCATATCTCTCTTCCGGGTAATGAGTATGGCCAGCCATAATAACATCATATTCTCTACCATGCTTATCTAGGAATTTCTTAGACACAATATCCTTTGCTCTAACCCACGACTTTGACCAAGCTTTCAATCTCCGTGTTAAGATATTCTTCTTATCCAACTTCTGTAGCCAGTAATATAGACCGGTAAAGATAAAAGTAGCTATAGGCCGTGACTGAATCCAGTGATCATACTCATCACCATGCTCGCAGAGCATCTGCCGCTCACCAACCTTAAAACTGTAGGACTTAGTAAACTCCATACCAGTAATGGCTGCCAGAAACTCCGCGCAACCATCGTGATTACCTCTCACTAATATAACTTTGTGAGTCTTCGATAGCTTTCGAATACGAGTTAGTATCTTCCAGTCCTTCTTGGTGTATCTATGAAACGAATGATTGTCGAATAAGTCACCATTTATAATGAGAGTAGTAAACGGTATATCTAATACTTCAAGTACCTTCTCTCTATTACACACGGAGGAACCAAGATGAATATCGGATATAACTAGAGTATCAACCATCGATAATATTTACAACCCCCTATAAAGAAATCTCAGAATTTCGCGCAAAAAAAATTTTTAGGTATTCAGGAAACCTTTATTAGAGTCTTGGAGAACCTTTATTAGAGCTGGAGGATTTTTGACAAAAAATTTTAGGACATGGCTTCTAAACCCGGTTTCCGCTTCTGCTCATATAATACAATTCGGAGCGCTGACGGTCTCTATACCCCATAGGAGCTAGCGTACAATAGAGTATGAGCACACTAGTATCTATCATCTACGGAGAGCCAGAGCAGCTCTTAGGAGACCCAAAGAGTCCTAACCAACACTGAGGTTAGTTAGGACTCTTTTTTAAATAGGGTAGCGTTAAAGCTCCTTAGG